ATTATGGCTGGTCGCTATGATCCAGCTCCTGTAGCTACAGCTTTTCCTAATGAAGGTGATGATCGTTATACCGGTATGCTAGTAGTACGATCTGAGTTAAAATCTATGTGCTCTCACCATCACCAGCCTGTCTCTGGTGTTGCTTATATTGGTATTATACCAGGTAATAAAGTAATTGGTCTTTCTAAGTACACTCGTATTGCGCAATGGTGTGCACGTAGAGGTACATTACAAGAAGAACTTTGTAATGATATTGCTCGCGAGATACGTAGAGCGACTGAAAGTGATGATGTTGCTGTTTATATTCAAGCTACTCATGGTTGTTGTGAGAATAGAGGTATAGCCGCTCATAGTTCTTTAACTCAAACAACAGTACTACATGGTGAGTTTAATAATGGTGATGTAAAGAAAGAATTTTTTGATAATGTTAAACTACAGCAGGAGTTTGCTCCGCGATGACTTGGTATAAAAACTCTGAGGGACGTTATGGTGCTAGTGGTGCTAAAGGTGATGCCGGTGAAAAGCTAGTAGAGTTATACTGTAAAGAAAACAATATAAACTGGGAAGACAAAAACGATTATAAAAGTCAAGTCGTAGATAAAATTGATTGTATAGTTGACGGAGAAGAGGTAGATGTAAAAACTAATATCTTTATGGACTATCTAGCGGTTGAGTTATATTTAAATAATGATAAAAAAGTTGGTCCAGGATGGTTGTTTACTACCAAAGCTAAAAAAATATTTGGTGTTGATCTTGCAAATGAAAAGATTTACAGCTATAATGTAAATGATATGAAAAAATATGTTGAAGAAAATCGACATAAATCAAAACTTACTAAAAACGGTGATGAAATTATTTGGGTAAAAAACACTCAAAAATTTATAATGGAACTTCAGTAATGAAAATAGCGCACGAATCCCCATTAAGTATCTTTGATCGTGTACAAAGCTTAACTGATTATGATTACGCTCTTGTACATCTGTTTGAAGAAAATAAAGAATATTATAATAAATTTGTTGAAGCGAGAGATAAAGGTCGAGAGATTATTCTTGATAACTCTATCTTTGAGCTAGACACAGCCTGGGATAGTGATAGGTTTGCTTATTGGGTAGAAGAGTTAAAACCTGATTGGTATATCGTACCAGATGTGCTGGACAATGGTAATGCTACTATCGATAGCTTTGACTCGTTTGTCGAAAAGTATCCTAACTTACCTGGAAAACGTATTGCTGTAGCGCAAGGCTCTACCTATGAAGAATTAGTTGATTGTTATGAGTATCTTGCATATCATCATAAAGTAGATAAGATTGGTCTATCTTTTAATCATCCTTTCTTTCAAGATATTAATCTATCTAATCAATATTTAAATATGATGATTAGTCGACAACTTACTTTAGATAAAATGGTTAACGATAATATTATTAATTTCGATAAACCTCATCATCTTCTTGGATGCGGTTTACCTCAAGAGTTCAAAGATTATAAAGAATATAAATGGATAGACTCTCTTGATACATCTAATCCTGTTATACACGGTATTAAAGGAAAGCGGTATGATGATGTAGGTCTTGCTAATAAAGAATCAGTAAAACTATTTACTCTAGTTGATGAAGATGTGCTTGCATCTTGGAACGATATAGAATATAATATATGTAAATTTAGAGAGTTTTGTAATGGTTAGGTGGATTGCTCTGTTTTCTCAAACAGGTAGTGAGATAGTAGATTTAGCGAATCGTCTAGGTCGATGGCCTGATCGAGTAATATCAAATAATACGGATGTAAGTTCTATGCATCCAGATATTAGGAAAAGAGTTCGAATATTATCTCATACCGGTATTGAAGAACAGCTTCAATATGAAGATGAGTTTGCTTGGGATACTATGGTAACATTACATGGTTATTTACGTATTATCTCATCTAAAGTAATAGAAACTTCATTAAAAATATACAACGGTCATCCTGGATACATTTCCAAGTATCCTGAACTCAAAGGAAAAGATCCGCAAGAAAAAGTTGCTAACAATTTAGATATGTACCCTGTAATTGGCTCTACTGTTCATAAGGTGATTGCTGAGGTAGATGAAGGTGAAATTGTGAGTGAAGTAACAACTCAAAATCAATGTCAGAATAGAGATGAAGTATATTCAGTACTAAAATTATCAAGCTCTCAAGCCTGGGTAAATTTTTTGGAGGATAAAATAAATGTCAAAGAGTAATAAAGAGCCAATTAGTTTGATTGATCTTGATACTATGGATACTCTTACTATTACATTAGATGATAGTAACAAGGCTACAGAATATACTGTAACTAATGAAATACCTGAGGACGGCGAGCCGCGCCCTAATCATTACAGTCAAGATCCAAATTCAGTAGAATGTATTGAGGTTATCAAGCAGCTTTGCAAAGAACATCAAAACGACCCATTTACTGATTATAATCGATATCAAGCATTTAAGTATCTTTGGCGACTAGGTAAGAAGGATGATGTTTTATTTGATTTGAATAAAGCTATTACATTTTTAGAGTTTGCAAGAGATGCATTAGAGGAAGAACGGAATGGATGAAATTGAAAAAATTGCTAGTAAAGTATTAGGTAAAACGTCTGACGGTCAGACGATGATGCGTTATGAGACGCCTGATGAAGTAGACCCCTCTTTACTAGTAGGTGTTCCTCGACATCTTAATCGTACCGGTTATGGTATTAGTAATGACGGCTCAGAATTATTTTATGGCATTGATGCATGGAATGGTTATGAGTTTAGCTGTTTATTAGATAATGGGTTTCCTGTATCTGGTCTTCTCAAATGGACATATCCATCTGATTCAGATTGTATTGTAGAATCTAAATCTGCTAAGCTATATCTTAACTCTTATAATATGGCTAAGATGGGTAAAACAATAGAAGAAGCTATCGCTAATGTTGAATCTCAAGTTGCCCAAGACTTAGTTCCTATTCTTGGCGTTGGTGATGAATGGGATATTAACATATGTCTTCATATGAATGAAGACCATACTTCACGTCCTATTTCAGGAACATTTATTCCGCTTGAGGAAATTGTAGATGTTGCTTCAATTTCGTTTGATCATTACAATGAAGATCCTGATATTATTAAACTAGAAGCAAATGAAGATTACAGAGATGTAAAATATCAATCTAAATCTCTTCGCTCTAATTGTCGTGTAACTAATCAGCCTGATTGGGGCGATATCTTTATTCATATTAAAGGGGGACGAGTACCTACACCTGAGTCTTTATTGCAATATATTGTAAGTATGCGTAAAGAAAATCACTTTCATGAAGAAATATGTGAGTGTGTATATAAGCGCTTACATGATCTATGTGGTCCGGATGAGTTAATGGTTACATGCTTATATACTCGTCGCGGCGGTATTGATATTAATCCTGTGAGAGCAAGTAGCCAGCAACTACTTAATCAACATCCGATTACCGATGCCTATAATGTATGTGACAAGACTATGCGTCAGTAAGTGGTTCATGAAAGCTAACCACTATAAAAAACATACTGCTTTCTATCTTGGAGTACTAAAATGAAAAATATTGTTGTGTCTCTTTCCGGAGGAATGGATTCCTCTACTTTACTTCTTCGCTCTATTGCAGAAGTCGGAGCAGAAAATGTTACTGCTCTTTCTATGAACTATGGTCAAAAGCACGTGTGTGAGCTTGAACGTGCTCAACAGCTAGTTGACTATTTAAGTGAAAAAGGTCATAATATTAGATATCAGGTTATTAAGCTTGATGGTATTACTGAGCTTCTTTCTTCAGCCTTAGTAACAGGCGGTGATGAAGTACCTGAAGGTCATTATGCTGAAGATAATATGAAGCAGACTGTAGTACCTAATCGCAATAAGATCTTTGCATCGCTTGTTCAAGCTGTTGCACTTTCTGTAGTAAAAAATACAGATCAAGAAACTGCTATTGCACTAGGTATTCATGCTGGTGATCATGCAATTTACCCTGATTGTCGTCAAGAGTTCCGTGATGCTGATGATGAAGCATTTCGAATTGGTAACTGGGATGCAGATAAAGTAACATATTTCACTCCTTATCTGGAAGGGGATAAGTTTGATATCTTGCAAGACGGTGAAGTGCTTTGTAATAAACTTGGTCTAGAATTTGATGAAGTTTATGCCCGTACTAATACATCTTATAAGCCAATGCAGCATGATGGTGTATGGTATTCTGATTATAAGAGCTCTTCATCAGTAGAACGTCTTGAAGCATTTATTAAATTAGGACGGCCTGATCCAGTTGCATATGCAGATGAAACTGGTCCGGTATCTTATGATGTTGCTCGCAAACACGCAGAGCAAGTATTAGTTGAATATAATGAGGTTGCCTAGTGGGTACTAACTTTGAACGTATCAAGGAGTGGTCAGACG